CAAGGGTTACTCTACCACAGGGTTGAAGGGTCAGATATTCAAGAACTATGACATCATCACACCTGAAGAGTTTGCGGAGTTGGACTATGCCGAGTGCTATGGGCAAGACTTCGGTACGGCTAGTCCTGCTGCAACAGTATGGATGAAGGTTAAAGGAGACCACGTTTACCTAAAGGAGTTGAACTACGAGCCACTTGCGTTGGTAGAGTTGGGTAAGAAGTTGAATGACTTGGGTATGTTGGAAGACACACTTATCGTAGCTGACTGTGCCGAGCCTGATACCATCCGTGAGTTGCGGTTCGGTATATCGAAGTACTTGAGTGAGGAAGATAGGGAGAGGTATCCTAACGCATCACTTGGGTTTAGGAATATGAGACCATCTCCTGATAAGAGTATCAAGGCAGGTATAGATAAGCTACTGAGTATGAAGATTCACGTTACGAGTGACTCACCAAACTTGATTGCTGAGTTCTCGCAGTATGTATGGGCGGTGGACAAGGATGGTAAGCCAAGTGGTAAGCCGATTGATGCTCATAATCACTGCATAGATACGGTTAGATATATGATCCAAGTACACGGATATTGGTTCTAATGAGAAGTTTGATGTATCTTTGACAGATGTATACAATAGAAGAGATGCCAAGTGGTGAGATGAAGTGTTACTACATCAGTAGTGAAGGAAAGCGTGAGGTTAAGGAGTTTGAGTATAATAAGTTAACTAATGAGTTAACTATTGGTAAGTTTGAAAAAGATTAATTATGCACATAGATGAACCAAAGGTAGATGTAATGGCAGGGTTAGCGATATTATCGTTAATACTTGTATGTTTCTATTATATTTTTTCAATATTGTAGAAAAAAGATTTGTTGACGTAAATATTTCGTATATTTGCAAAGAAATGAGACGAACTCATAGAAATTAACCAGCCTATATCCGCAAAGTAGCGATGTAAATCAGCCACGAGGAATATAGGTTCAAACGAAAAGGTTGGCTAAGTCTAGTTTGTTAACAAAGATTAGGAGTATAGTACCTTCAATATTTGGAGGTGATTCTGCATTAAAGAGAGTTACGGGATTGTCTCCGTTCTACGGAAGATTAGATGAGGGCATAAGACCAGGCGAATTTAGTTTCCCTGACTATATGAACCTTACGGATAACATCTTCAGCGTATCATCCGACCAAGAAATTATTAAAGCGGTTACGGATTGTCCTCAAATCGGAGCAATCTTACATAGCAAGTCTAACGCATACGTTAATGGTATCGTAGAAGTGTTATCTAAGTCAACACGCAACAAGGTTAAAGGTCAAGATAAGCGTTGGCAGACGTTGATGGAACATCCTAATGTATTGCAGAATGGAGAAGCGTTTAGGGCGCAGTTGAAGTTCTACATAATGGCATTCGGTTATTGTCCTGTCTTGCGTATCATACCTGAAGGATATGAGTTTGGTACTGAAATAAGCGCACTATGGGTACTCCCTCCACATTCAACGGAGATTAAGTTCAAGAAGGGTAATATGATGTACACGGATAACATCAGCAACCTCATTGAATCGGTTACCTTGCGTAGAGATAACGTAAAGTACACCATCAAGAAGGAGGACGTATACATCTTCACGGACACAACACCTCTAAGAGATAATAGTTACCTACCTTGCTCAAGGGTATCATCGTTGCAGTTCCCTATCAACAATATCATCAAGTCATACAAGACGGAAGGTCGTATCATCTCTAAACCATTGGGTATCTTAGCGAATCAAGCAAGAGATACCATCAGTACGTTACCGATTGGTAGCAAGGAACGTAGAGAGTTACATCGTGCGTTCAAGTCTTATGGTACAAGTGATGGGCAAGAAGATACTATCATCACGGATGCTACGTTGAAGTGGGAACACATGATGTATCCAGTTAGTGAGTTGCAGATGGTTGAGTTACGAACCGCTAACGCTGCCATCCTATGCGATGGTATGGGTTATCCGTTTGACTTGTTTGGTAAAGATAAGGGTACTACGTTCACTAATGGCGCAAGTGCAGGTAAGACGTTGTATCAGAACTTCATCATCCCTGAGAGTAAGAATATGGATACTCAGTTTAACGAGTGTTTGTATGGTGACATCAATGGTGTTGAGTATGTGACTTGTTTCGACCACGTTGCAGCCTTACAAGATGACATCAAGGCAAGAGCAGAGGTAAGGAAGTTAAACATCGAAGCAGCGACATTGGAGTTCAACTCTAATGGTATTACTTATAACCAATTCTTAGTAAGTATAGGGTATCACGAAGTATCAGAGCCATATAGCGATATGTATGCGTGGCAGATAAGACAAGACTATCCTGAGTTCTTTAACAACACAAACAATGGAACAAGCAACACAACAACGCAAGATAGCGGAACAGCCACTAACGAAGCAACAGTTACAGGAAATCAAACGTCTAGCGGAACTCAAACTCAAAGCACTCAAGGAGCATAAAACGATATTAAAATGATTAAGTCACACTATTTCCCATCACGCACGTTCACTTCCAAAGAGGAGTTGTTTAAGGCATTGAAGGATTCCGAGATGGACATCATTGAGTTCAAGACGGCTAACGTATACAAGGGTTGTGATAAGTCTACTACGATTGGTAAGTCTCACAACACTAAGGAAGCTACTAAGGGCATAGGATTCGCCACTAAGGAGAACTATATCTATCCTATCATCAGTACTACAAGGTATATGGATAGCCACGATGACGTTCACTTCGATGGTTGTTTTACTAAGACAGTTAAGGAACAACAAGGTAAGGTTTACTATTGTGCCGACCATAACCTATCACTATCAGGCATCATAGCATCGAAGAAGAACGTAGAGATGATGGTTGAACCTGTTGATTGGTCTATCGTAGGTAAGGAGTATGATGGGCAGACGGAAGCGTTAGTCTTTGCCATAGATAAGGCTAAGATTACGAATCAGTTAGCGTTAGATATGATTGAATCCGATCCAGAGTTAGAGAATAGTATCCGTATGCAATACGTTAAGGTGCAGATGGGTTTAGATTCAATGGATAAGATGTATGCAGAGAACAAGAGGTACTACGATAGTCGCATAGGCGAGATTGCCAATGCTGATGTAGTAAAGGAACAAGGATACTTCTTTGGTGTAGAAGAGTTGAAGATACACAAGGAAGGAAGTATGGTTATTGCAGGTGGTAGTAACGATGCAACACGAATATATACTGAGCCGACTAAAGTCACTCAGACTATTATAGAGCCGACTACGGTCACTCAAACGGAACGAAACAAAGATTATTCAAAAATTAAATTCATTTAAAATGACAAAAGTAGAAAAGGCAGCACAAGACGCTGCTATACTAGCCCAGTTTGAAGAAAGCATTAAAGATTTGCCTGAAACTGAAAAGACCCTGATGAGAACAGTAAAGTCTCAAATTGATTCAGCATTAGCTAAACAAACTTCGGAGAACGAAGAAGCTACCGCTAAAGCCTTAGAAGATGCCCTTGCGCAACTTAAAGAGCAAGAGACTATCAAAGCTATGGCTAAGACATTACAAGCGCAAGGATTGGCTATTAGCCGTATCGAAGCAAGTAAGTTAGTTCCTAACGCAACTCCTACTACTTTTAAAGAAGCATTGAAGGCAACATTAGAAGCACAAGCATCTACACTTGAAGAAGTACGTTTACAAGGCGGTCTTCGTAAAGGTCAAGACTTGGAGTTTGAAGTTAAAGGTGCTGTTTCAACAACTAACATTACGGAAGCTACAACTATTATTGCAGGTGCTACTGAAAATACACTTACGCAAAATACAGGTGTAATTAGTCCTATTAGACAACGTACTGAAAAGTATTTACAAGCCGTTACTACTGGAACTATCAACAATCGTTTTGCATTGTGGATTGAAGAAACTACTGAAGATGGTATACCTGTAATGATTGCAGAAGCAGGAACAAAAACTATGATTTCTGTATTGTATGTTGAGAAAACTCAGCCAGTTCAAAAGATTGCTGTTTACTCTAAAATTTCTACGGAGATGTTGGCTGACTTGCCACAATTGACAAGTTTTATCCAAAACTCAATGTTGAAGCGTGTTAACGTAGCTATTGAAACTCAATTATTCTCAGGTGTTGGTACTACAATTTATTTGAAAGGTGCTAACGAATGGGCAACTACATTTGCCGCAGGTAGTTTAGCTAATACTGTCCCTTACGCTAACGAAATTGATGTTATTCACGCAATTGCAAATCAAGTTGATTTAGCTTTTGGTGCGCCTAACGCAATCTTCGTTCACCCTGATACATTGAACAAAATCTT